AACTTCGAATGCTCGAGGATGTTCTGTCTCACTTGCAAGTGCCATCATATTATCAATAGCTTCTTCAGATCTCTCAATTAATGATTTGATCTTCTCTCGTGAGTAAGCATAATCTTCTTCAGTATCAACAACGATCTCTGATTGTGCTACTTCAGTTTTGATCTTCTGCAATTCCTGAGGTATGTGCGTTTGTAATGCACTTAGTATATCTTCTTTTGACTTAATCATGATATAATGTATTACTGCTATGGATTATCGTCAAACCCAAAACTGGTATTTGTCGTGAAATCGTCTTCAGTGTCATCTTCTGAACCAAGTTCGGTAGCTACTCTATCGATCGGAGAAGAGACTGATTCAGGCGTAGAGTTATTATAAAGGTCAGCTTCAACAAATCGGATAACTGGTTTTTCATAAACTCGACCAGTGAATCGAACCTTAACTGTAAAGTCGAGAGTGTAGATGAGTGTTCGACGAGTGACAAAATCACCTTCGTATGAATCTTCGAAGCTTGTGCCATTTAAAATGATAGGAACATCAACAGAATTACCTGGACCTTCCATATCCTTTATCGCAACAGTATATTCAGGAACGAATGTTGGAATTATTTGCTCGAAGATTTGAAGTGCATCATCTTGGTTTTTAGCTATGATATTAAGCTGGATTCCAATGTCGTATGGCACAGACTGTTTCAAGATTTTCTTTGTGCGTTGAGGACCATCTGGATGTGTACCACTACCCTCAAATCTCTTTACATTTAACTTGTTCAATGCGGTGGTTGTGTTCTTATCAATAGAAGTAATTTCAAAGCTCATTCGAGGTAGCTTAATCGCAATGCCCTTATCTGAAGCAGCCTCATTATCAGATTCGATGCGTGCAAGAAACTTCTTTATTGGACCATATGCTAGAGGCACTCGCGTTTCACCCAATCCTCTTCTAACAATCTTGATGTTGTTGAAAATGGTTCCGAAAACCGCAACAGTTTTCTTTAAAGTCTGGTTGTAAAAATGTACGCCGTCTAACATATTAAGTTATATTAATTTCTCCAAATGGATTCATCTCAGAGAAGTCTATGAAATTGTTGCCGATAGTTTCGAAGTCGATGTTTTGTGATTTAGGATCGTTATCGTCCATCGTATTAAAGCTATCGATACCTGTAATAGCATAAGAAGCAGAAGACTCCGCACCTATAATATTTCCTGGAGTAGTTCCAACCGTTGTTGAAAAGAGTGTGTTACTTCCGTCAGAAGCTTCTTGACTAGAGATATTAATTCTTCCATCACCAATAGTCGATACTTCTCCGGTGACTGTAACTCCAGTTGTTGTATTTGTCTGAGTAACATCTTCGCCAATTTGATATGTTCCGGAACCAGCACCTAATAAGATCTCTGTCTGAGATGCGTATTGTGTTTCGAAAGAATCAACTGACTCAATACCAGTGTCGAGAGCTTCATTACCGTACTCAAACAATTCACAGGTGAGTTTAAATGTAGGCAATCCCTTTAACTGATAGAACGGTGATTCATCTTCGACAAATCGAATTTCGAATAGACCATTTACGAGAGGAAAGTATATTAGATCGCCTTCCTGCGGGCGCGCCTCAGGCACTGGCTGGAATCTACCGACGAGTTGTTCCCATCTACGAGTAGATAGAACTAATGTCATTTGATCGCGTATTTCTACACCAAACTTAGAAAGCAAATCTCCGTCACCTTCAAATCCATCAGTACTTTCAAGATACATTTCAATTTGAAATGCCTCACCAAATTTGCTTAAAGCGTCCTCATTAAAGATTGCATTTGTATTAACGATCGTCCGAGGAATATAGTACACATCGTGCCCATAAATCTTAAGAGCTTCTATAGTAATATCTTCGTAGAGTCTTGTTTCGGACGTAGTGCCGTGACTAAAATATGTATTTCTTGGCATATCATTCTAACCGACGAAGAAGTCGATCGGCGCCTCATATGTAAGTTGCATCGTTTCTTCAATCTTTTCGATATCAGCAACCGCATCGTCATAGATCTGACGACCGTTAAGTGTAACTCCACCTGGTAAAACCATCCCTTCGAATTTGATAAGATTAGCTCCCCACTGTCTTTTAATTAAAGCGATAAGATATTTTTTGAGAAGCATATCGTTGTAAATAGCAGTGTATGTTTCAGGATCAAGAACGTCATAACCTTCAACGATAATGTAAATACCTTCTGTCAAATCATCTCCTTCGATGTATAGTCTATTCTGATGGCGAGAGAAGGATGATCTCTGTGACATGCCATTGACCTTTAAGTCAATCATTGCCATATACTGCTTAGTCATTTCGTAATCAATCAAACCACCTGGGTTTCTCAGATTGTACATGTCATTAAAGTGCATCTGATAATCGACTGAAAACATTCCACTCTGTGAAGTCGATGTACCAATAGGAAAGATATTGTTTACAAATATCATTTGTTCGTCAACTGTAACATATCCATTAGTTACATCTTCAGCAGTAACCAAATGCTTACGATAGTTGCGAACGATCGAATCAGAATGATACTCTTGATAAAACTGCATAGCTTCATCTACGCGATCTTCAAGCTGATCTTCGTCAACATTGATCTCAATAACTGGCGCGCCGAGTGCTCTTAAAGCATAATCAATGAGTGTTTCTCTGGAATTTGGTTTAGCCATAACTCTATTTATACGCTGGTTACGCGAGGCGTAATATCAACTTGACCTTCTGTAACGCGAGTTACTATACTTGGACTATCACTAGTGAATACTTCTATATCATAGACATATCTTCCTGTTGCATATACTCGCTGAGGCATTCCAAGTAGCGAAGTTTGCTCAGCCGTTAAAGAAGCTATTAGTCTATTATTTTCAATATCAATTGTAATATCAAAACTTACCGAAGAGGATGATGTATAAGATTTGCGAATCTGACCTCTTGCACTGTAGTTAGTTAAATCTGTTATGCCTGATGTTGTATCATTGAGCTTTATCTCAAAAGAAAAGTCTGAACCTTGATCGATGAATAAATTTTTATAAGTTGCCATATTCTATATTATATTTAAAATTGATTTGCACTAAAGGTAAATCCTTTATCGACCAGTGCCAAGATGGCATCAGCGATTGTAATATCAGCGTAAGGGGCGTATAGGTTGGTGCTAACGCTTATAACACCACCAGTATTATCTGCTAAAATCTCAGATCCAGCTTTAGAATTTGTGGCAAAATCTTTGAATACATGATAAAACGCCGTGAGTATTTTTAATTTTACTGCACCGTCATCATCATCTGGTCCACCTATATCAGTATGTGAAATATCAAATTTTGTTATGCTTTCAGGCACACTCCAATCTTCTGCAATATCAGTAGGTCCGCCGTCGCTTTGATATGATATATCGAATTCTTTTAATGCAATACAATCTACTAGTGTTGGGATAGGAGTAGGTGCCAATAAATTATTATTTGCCTGAAAGGTTTCTAACTTAGACAATTTTTCAAATCCAATTATATCAGTTAGATTTATACTGTTAGCAATGAATACGGTTAAATCAATAAACTTAGTTAAGTCTACCTTTCCGCCGAGTTTATTGTCTGAAGCTGATCCCAATCTTAATTCAGTTACATTCTCCGGATTTGTTAGTGAAATGCTTTTCATAATATTAGTCAGTATATATAATTCCTGTAGTCCACTCGTTTTCGTGATCAATCTCTTCTAAAGTCAATCCTTCTTGTTCGATAAACTCTAATACATCTGCTTCAGTGTCAGCAACAAAGAGATGATGAGCTGTCATAGCATTAATATAACCTTGCATAATTTCTTCGTGTATCTTAGTCACATTATTGTATATAACACCATACTCACCTTCTTGTATAATGATATTATTAATTGATTCGTGGTGTAAAGTGTGTGACATATTATAATAGTATTGTATCGAATCCTTTGCTAAAAAGTGCTGTCTTTGCCTGTCCGACTGTTACATCGAAAGTAGGATCATTCAACGATGCGTTTAGGTCGATCAGTTCATTATCACCAATAGAGTTTCCATTACCATCCATTGAAATATAACCGTTCGTTATTGCAGGTTTATTATCGACAACATATGCTATATAAAATGCTAAGAGAGCACGAATAATATCGGCCTTTGGTATATTATTATTATTATGTATACGAAAATTCGCTAATCCGATATCACTAACAGATGGGTTTAATGGTGCATATACAACAAACGGGTCAGCTATTGAAGTAAAAGAGTTATTCTGACCGGAAAACTTTGTTAATCTTTGTCTACCAGTTCCAAATCGCAAACTTGGAATACTACCACTAAAATTGCAATTGTTAAGAGTAAGTCCATTCGCGTTGAGGTCGAAATCACTATTTAGAACTGTTCCCGAAAGATTCGAATTGCCAGCCACACTAAATTGTGCTAAGTTAGGTGGGAGTCTTCTCTCGTCATTGATCCCGCGTGGAATTTGACCAGTGATACCGCTATTTCCTAGTAGCAGTTGAATTAAAGTATCAGGTAAATTATCAGGAATTGCACCTAAACTCACTGTACTATCCTGTAAATACAATCGCTTTAAAACAGGATAATTGCTTGTATCTGGAAAAGAACTAAGAGCATTACCTTTTAATTCTATTTTATCAAGTGTAGTCTTTCCAGTGGGGTTAGTGTCTATAAAATTCTCAACGCCGTGGCCATTACAATAAAACTCAGTAAGATTATTATATTCAGTAATATCTATTGTGCCGCCTAAAGAGTCATTACCACTTGCACCAAAGTTGATTATGCTGACATCATCTTTAGGCGAAACTACCTCAATCGCTTTGATACCTGTATTAGCATTAAT